CCCCAGATATTATTTCAGGTTCCTGATCCGAATATGGACGCAGGGCATAAATGATAGTTGCCCGTGACACTCTCGGTTTAAAAATCATGCTTACCGCACGAGCTAACCATTGCGCGTCGGATTCTCCGGCGAATCGTTGAATATTGAAAAAATCATTTAAGACATATTTTAAAAATTCAGTGTCCGCCTGATTAAAATACATTTGCTTCGACAGATCAATTGATAATCGACGCAAGTATTCTGTCCCACTTGCGATTGCTCCGATATCAATATCGGTCGGTACTGTAATTGTCGAAGGAATTGTTCCATCAGCGTCACAGATCACAGATTTATAGATAGGGTCATCTATATTCCATAATGTTTTGAGACTATCATTTATGCGTATTACAATGTTTTCTGCCATTATTCTGTTCCTGAAATGGTTACGGTCACGGTTACGGTTCCGCCCGTCCCCGATCCGGTTCTCGCAAATTCATTTTGGTTTATCGATATGTTCTCGGAAGGACTTACAATCGCCATGTCGTAAATCGCGTTGTTTGAATTCTTCGCGACTCTGAACACTTCACTCAAGAGCACATCACGTCCAAGCTGAAGAGTATTTATGTATTGTTCCACCGCTGTTATGATATCGGTCTGGATTGTGGTCAAGTCGACCGGAATATTTGAAAGCCTTGTCGCGGTTATGCCGATTGAAACGGATACAATTGTCGGTGCGACAAATACATATCCTATCCCTTCCGCATTCTTACCTGGATAATTCACGAGATCGTCCGGATCTCCGTATAGTATTTTTTCAGCACTCGCGAGAAGCGCCGCACTTATTGTCTGGGTTCCATCATCGAGTAAGATTGTAT